AGCGCTAGTCTCGTGGGCTCGGAGATGTGTATAAGAGACAGGAAGGGGGGGAAGATTGGTATACCATGATACCAACGCATACCATTCGTATCAACTGGTACGATTCGTATCACTTGGTATGCAATAGTCGCATCCATTTGCATTCAAACGCATCACACTGATAGTCGCAGCCATATCAGCCCAAACGCCACTCGATCAAGACGGCTCCTGCTCAAAATCAGACCTTGCCGTTTTCTCTCGATAAATAACAGACGAAAAAACACGGAATAGCCGCAGAGGGTAGTTTTACCACCTGACACCATTCCATGCTTTCTGATACAGCAGTTTTGTAGTCGTATGAGCTAAGATTAGATATTCTTGGCTTCTCTTGCCTTGCGCAGACGCTCTGCCAGTGCTTCACGCTGCTCTTCGCTGATCTTACGAGTGACAGGTGACCGGAACTTCACAAGACGCTTCGGCATCAAATAGGTCTTAGATTCCTTGCACCGCTTGGCAGACAGCTCCGCCATAAACTTGTATGTATCGGGGAACTGCTCACAGAGCTTGTCTAGCTTGCGAATGTAAACCGGGTCAGCCGTGTAGACTTCTGCGGTATCCTCCGCTGCGTTGAAGTTGATGATAGTCTCACGTTCGATGTTGGTAAGTGCCATAGTTGTTTTTCTCCTGTATTTTGTGTAGTGAAAAACATTTGTGAGGTTCAGACGATAACTTTATCGCCTTGACCCTGTTATCTGTTTTTCTTGCCTATTCTACTGTGACGATTGGAGCGCAGACGCGATGTTATATGCTCTTTTGTCCAATCTGCGCAATTCAAGTCTAGTTGGAAGCAAACCACGGCAAAAGTATGCGCTCCCAAAAGGAGTTCCTTTTACTGGGCTATCCATGTGTTTTGGATTCATAAAATCTATTCTCTGGTCAAAACAAAGCATTTGAACGTCATTTTTGAAAATCTCAAATCTTGTTTTCCCTTGAATGCTATTTGCCGGAAGAAGTAATGCAAATGGTTTATTTAACTCGTATGCTCTACGAAGAACAGCGTCTTTTTTGCTAAACGGCGGATTTGAAACAAGAATGTCCCATTTTTGAGGTTCGTAATCAAAAAAGTTCTGCCCATAGTCAATATGGCTATAAATCACTTTATTCCCATTGTTTTCCAAAACACTGACAAACGCAGACCATTCTTTGTCAAACGGACACCAAATAATTTTTTCGTTCGGAATAAATTCCAAAAGAGGTCTTACGGCATAGCTTGGAGTATACTGTTCATCTCCGTTTTTTGAACTGTCAGATTGTAAATATCCTATATTTTCTGCCACAAGTTATCACCTCACATCCACACGCATTCTTTGAACTGCTGAGTCTCCATCTGAAACGTGATGTCCAGTGACCCTACGTTGCCCTCTTTGTTTTTTTCAAGCGCAAAGTGATAATGCTGCTCCGGTCTCTTTTTCGTGGTCACGTTCTGCGCCAGCAAGATGATTGCATCTGCGTCCTGTTCAATCTGTCCGCTCTCTCGCAGGTCTGCGGCAGTCGGTGGGATTCCTGCTCTTGCTGTCTCTCGATTAAGTTGCGCAAGAGCTATCACCAGCGTTCCTGTGGACTGTGCGAACTCATGCAGTGCCATGCTGATTTCCGTGACGGCACTGTATCGGTCTTTCGCTCCGGCTTGATGGATAAGCTGCAAATAGTCGATGAACACCACTTTTGCCTGCATCCTGATGGACTGCGTTCTAATCCATCCAACGCCCTTTCCGGCAGCAGAGCGGACGAACAACGGATATTTCTTGATGGCAGCCAGTCGGTCAAGCTCGTCAATGCTGACGGTCTTGTTTTTTACCGTATGCAGCGGTACGCCTAGCTGGTTTGCAATAATACGGGCGTAGAGTGTGTCAGGGTCTGTCTCTAGGCTGAAATACGCCACTTTGCGTCCGTTCTTGGCTATTTCACAGGCAAGTTGCAGTGATAGAGCGGTCTTGCCAGCAGACGGTCTGCCACCGATCACAACGAAGTTGCCCGGCACAAGGTGCAAATTGTTGTCCAGCACTTTAAGCCCTGTGCTGATATACTCCGGTTTATCGTCTAGCTTGCGGATGTAATTGTCTATGCCGTCACACATCGGGATGAAATCGCTTCTCTCGTTGTGCAGGTTGATAGCTTCGCCTAGCTGTTCATAGATGCCTGTCAGGTCTGCGTATCTGGTCGAGCCATCAACGATTTTGAACGCAAGCCCTCTGGCTCTGGTCAATGCTGCCTGTTCCTTGACGATTCCAGCCCATCCAAGCATCATATCATGGGTGACGTTTCGGATGAACTCTGCGCCGAAGGCATCCAGACATTCACCCATTGCTTTCTTGCAGTTATCGTACCGCCCCATGACTTCTACCGGGTTCCATTTGTCGTTGTGTTCCCAATAACCACGAATGGCAGCGAATGTGCTTTGCAGTTCAGGGCAAAAATCTTCAATCTCCAAGTCCTGCAAAACATCAGCGTATTCCGAAAACGTAAGGACCGCTCCCAGCAGGATGTATTGGGTCTTATTTTCAATATTCACCGCAGAAAGTCTCCCTCGTCAGGCAATTCAGTCATTGTTTGCTGATAGCCACCGTTCCAGTCCTTCACGTTACGCATCCAGTTCCGTGCAGCAGCTTTCCAGTCCTTCATAGGCGATTTGCTGACCTTCCAGCCATTTGCCGTGAAGTGGTCAACAAACCGCTCTGCTTCTGATTCCATGTAGCCCTTATCGGCAAAGTATGCTTTGGCCTGCTCGACAGTCGGTGCTTTGAAGCGTTTGACTTCGTTGGTATTTTTCTTTTCACATTTTTCTTTTTTATCAGATTCAGATACAGAATCAGATACAGATAAGCTACCATTCGTATCAGTTGGTATGTTTGGTATACCATTTATACCATTCGTATCCTGTGATACCATTGGTATGCTTTTGTATTTTTTATCGTTCCAACGCTTGTTTATATTTTTCTTGTTTGCTTCTCGTCTACGCTTATCACGTTCTTCCATCTTCTGCACGTTCATATCATCGAACGCTTTTACGACTTTCCAGAGCATCCGTATAGCACGGTCGTTGTCGTATGCTGGCTCAAGTCTGGTCTCGACGTATTGTGCATAGTTGCGGACGAACGCTCCAAATTCCTCGTCCGTCAATTCGTCCATCGCATGAACGTGTTCCAACAGGAGAATCATTGATGTTCTCGGCTTGTGTTCCTGCTCCATACTCAGTCCTCTTTGTAGCGTTTGTTCCATGCTTCGATAAGTTCTTTTTTAATCTTTTCTTTATCAGCTTCGGAACAATCAGAGTTGTATAGCTTGCTCTCCATGAATACCCGGCACTTGCATCCATTCTTGCCGTTTCCTCTTGTTATAGACATCCAGCTTATCAAATAGTCGCCTAATTCGGCAATGGCAACTTCTCCACCGCAGAACGGGCATCTTTTGAGTTCTGTCATTTTCTAAATCCCTCTCTCGTTCTCATAATTCGTTTGAAACCTTCATGTAGCTTTGCGCCTTTACGGTATACAGGTCGGTTGTGCTTCTGCTTGATGTAACCGCACTGCGTTTCGGACTGTCTGACAGCATTTGCAAAATGTTCAGCTGATGCAGCACATCGGTTCATCGCTTCTGTTAACGCTTCAAATCTATCCATCTTTAATCCTCCTTTGGCGGTTCTGGCATATACGCCCAATATTCAATCTTTGAATGATGTAAACGGTATCCGTTATCGTTCATCCAATCAAATTCCGGCATTTCATGCCGAAGGTCTTTTACGAGCCCTCCACATGACGCAGCCCTGTCTATCTTCCCTTTGAAAAAATCGAAGTACACCCCAGACAGTAAAAGCCTTTCGGATGAAAAGTAGCCATTTCCTTTGTCAATCAGTGGCGGGTATCCTTCTTTTTTGAGAGAATGCCAAACAATTTTGCTCTCCATACCTAGCACCTCATACCATCGGAAACTCCATCCAATGCGTCACCGTCACATCTTTCGGCAGCCTCTCGCCTATATCATCCCAGAACTGACCGTCTGCGTAACAGCCAAGAAAATATGACGTGGGCGAGAATCCTCGCAACATTTTTCCATCTTTATCACGCCATGTTATCTTAGTCGCAAGCAACAAAGGTTGCGTCCGTTCTCGTGGCGGTTCGTTTGCTGGATGCCAAAGGGCGTTAGCCATTACTATACCCCGTAGCAGCAAGAATGACTACATGTCCAATCCAGAAAATAGCAACATTGATAACCGCACAAGCAACAACCTTGATAATAGTGTTATCAATATATTCATCCAAAATGCTCCAAAGGATATATCGTTCAAACAGATAAATGGGAGATACAAACAATATACCAACCATCGTTGTCAAAACGATGCCTAAAGCGACTTCATATATCGGCATTGACTTTTCTCCCTTCAATCTCCATCCCACACACCGTCAGGACGCATCTTTGCAAACGCCAGCAGACCGTACAAGGCGCGTTTTGCGTTGCCCTCTGTTGCGTTCCAGTAGTCGCTATCGTCCACATCATCGCCCAGTGCAGCAATCGCCTTTTCCAACATCGGAATGCTCTCTGCGCCTGTTTTGCCATAGATGGAGCGGATGCCGCCCTCACCAAACACTTCCGGTCGATAATAGAAGTGACTGTAATTATAGGTGACGTTGAGCCACAGTTCTTTTGTACCGCCCATAGCGCGCATACCACCTGCGATAAAATGCGTACTATCCGCTTTGAGCGTTTCATGCGTTACAGGGTCGCACAGCGAAATATCATAGCTCATATTCGTCCACCTCCTTTTTGATTTGCTGGCGTTCAATCTGCTTCAATCTTGCCTTTGCCAGCTTGCGGTTGTCAGCCTTGCGAATAGCCCAGTTGTTGCGGTGGTTTGCCCACGCTGCAAAATAGTGACTGTATTCGCTTTGGTCGTACCAGCCCTTGCCAATAAGTCCTTTATAGGTCTGCTGACGTTTCATCTTTCTTCTCCCATTCCTTGCATCCACGTTCGTCCCACACGAAGTCTGCAACGTGTTCTGACTGGTCGTTCACGCATACGCCCTCCGGCTCTGCGTACCATTTGCAAGAGCCGCAGGACGGCTCAGATTTGTTCTCACAGGATTCTGCTGTGCATCGGATTGCCTTGCCAGCAGAGAACTGCTTGATACCCATGCAAGAGCAATGTTCGGTGGTGCAGTAAACATCCATTATATCTGCCCTCTCTTTCTTCTTCTGTTGGCATTGAACCGTCCGATCACTCGTTTATACTCCTCGTAGCACTCCGGGCACAGGTCGCCTGTGTCCCTGCGCCACGCCTAGTTATTGAAATATTCGTCAGGGTTCATCATCCTACCGCCCTGTACCACTCCGCAGCGGTCGCATACTCGCTTGTGGTAGATTCCTCTGTCAGTCTGCATTAGTCGTCCACCTCTCTGTACTCCGCTTCAATCTCCTTCGGCAAAGCCGTCTGGTACTTCTGGGCGAGCTGTTCTGCGCTCTGGGCATCGCCCAACGGCTGTTCAGGCGGCGCAACGGTGACTTCCACGTTGTCACGCATACCAAAGTAGTTCTTGGCTCGGAAAATCCACTCTGCCGGGTTCTCCTGACCATACATACCGTTGTATGCCCACATGGACTGCATTTGCAGAATCAGCTTCAGGATGTACTTCTGTTGCAAGCTGTCGTCACGACGTTTGCCTGTCATAATCTGTCTCAGGCTAGGCCATTCGATGCCCAGCACCAGTGCAATCCATTCCACAACAGGGGAGATTCTGGCTTCGATGCAAGCGTCAAAGAAGAAGTCAAGGCGTTGCTGCACTTCAATCGGGTTGTTCATGTCCACGCTCGGAAGGTCTCCAAAATACTTGGCCGCAATCATGCCGATGACCTTCTTGTCCTCTTCATCACCGATTCTCGATTGCAAATCGCCTGTGTTCAGCATCTTAGACCTCGTGATTGCTAACTCCTGTTGTTCTTTCACCTTTTTACTCACCTGTGAGCGGATAGATTTCCGCTTGTTAAGCATCTGTTGTTTCTTCTTTTCACGCTCTTTCTCACGCTTCGCAGCGGCTTCTTCTTTCGCCTTTTGCGCCCGCTTCTCACGCTTTTTCTTTTCAGCTTCGGTCAGCGGCGGTCTGCCACGACCACGCTTCGGGGGTGTTGCCATGTATCAGGCCTCCTTTGGCGGTTCAGGAAGATACGCCCAATGAGTCACATCTCCAAATACAATGTACTCGTTGTGCTCTTGCCATAATCCGTCATAAGATAAAAATGCAATTTCAATGCCGAACTTTTCTCTTTTTACGAGAACTTCTTTGTCTTTTTCGGGTAAAACTTTTTTGGCATCAAACCATATATTGGCGGGCTCAGATTTTTCCAATACGTTGGCTAAATCTAAAAACACATCTCCAATGCTACTTCTGATTTGTCCTTGTATGTATACGATGAAGTTTTTGCTATCTAAAAACGACTTTGCTTCATTCTTTTTGTCAACACCAACAGCTTTCCACGCTGCAATGATTGGGTCAACATCAACCAGTTTCACACTCTCACCTCTTCATCTTCGTTTCAATGTTATCTAGCTTCCGCGCAATCTGCCAGACGGAACAGCAGTTGTCCAACTGCCGCCACCAAGCGCACTTTTCTTTCTCGCAGATGCACCGACCAAGCGGATTGCTGGTTAGCTTCATCGGGCAGTAAAGTTCGTTGTCCATTGGTTATTCCCCGTTCATTTCATAACATTTGCTTTCGTTATCGTTGAGTCCCAAACACCAAGCTAACTCGGAAGCAATTTTCTGATAAATGCCTTTGGCGTTAAGCTCAGTTTCGGATTTCGCACAGCCGCTATAAAGACCATACAGAAAAGCTAGTCTTTCACGCCCTACCATGTTAATTTCCTGAATCATCATTTCCACCCCATCACAACAGCCGTACAAACGACCAGACACACGTTGACGAACGCCCAGACGAACATTGCTCGCTGTTTTTCAAACAGGCTGTTCGCCATGTTCTTGATTGTCCGTTCAGACTGAACTACTACCGCCAGCAGGACTAGGCAGACCAGCCAGCGAGTTACAAATTCAAACATTGTTATCCTCCATCAAATCGTCCATGCTCAACTGACCGCTGATGTTGCTATCTTCCATCCACCAACGGAAAATGCCCATTCCAGTTTGCCAGTCGCACGGCAAACCTTTTGCTTTTCTGGTATCGAGCATTCGTTCAAACGCCGATATGTACATTTTCTCGTAGGCAGGCCAACGCATAAACTCGCGCTGTCTGCCCCCCCCCTACCAGCCATAGGGCATCCGATGCAACCGACGCGTTTTTGCCCCTCGCAGTACAGCGGATTTACAGGAAGATGTTCCGCGTGAATGTATTCCCAAACATCATCGTCAGACCAATCTACAATAGGATTGACGGTCATTTTGCCCTTGAGGTTGCAGGTCTCAAAGAGTTGCCGCTTTTCATCATTGTCTCCCATCAAGATGATTCGCTTTTCCTTGTCACGATGGCTAAACTCCATCATTCCACGGTTTTTCTTTCTGTTTACGGATTCAGACCAGCGGACACCTGTTGCAATGAATCGGTTTTTGCCAGTGTTCTCTTTCAAAACAGCACAGCAGTACCGCACAAGTCGTGTAGGCGGCATCAGCTTTTGCGGAATCAGTGTCCACATGGACACAGGTTTGTCCTTGTATCGTGGCATGACGATGGAACATTTTATTCCACGTTCTTCCATCGCCTTGAACTGCTCACGGATGAAATAGACCGTCTCTGGCGCATCTGCTGTGGTATGGCTGTTGATCACTTCAAAGTTAATTCCTGCACGTTCAGCCAGAGTTACAAGCACTTGTGAATCCTTGCCGCCAGAGTATGTGACCATGAGCGGTTTCTCGTACCGATGCTCAGATAGCCGTGCCGCGTCCTGCAACCGTGCGATGGCAAGCTGTTCCTTATCCATTAGCTCCACCTTTCTCTCAGCTCTTTTTCGACCTGCTCCGACTTTGCTGTGATGTAATCTGCAAACTCGTCAGGGGTCATGCCCTCTTCTTTGAACTTGCCGACCATCTCCCAGTACCTGTCACCAATGCGGATGATTTTCTGCACCTGTTCATCGGTCAGGTCTGCATCGCACCGAAGATTCTGAATCAGTGCGCCCCATGTGGCAGTGATGCCATCCAGAGCCATGCGGAATCCGTACAACTGGTTCTGTCGGGAGATTTTGCGGAGGTTGGCTGACATTGCCTGTTTGCCAGACGATGGGCGGTTTCTGCGCTCATTCATGTGACTGCTCCTTTGCTTCAAGGCGAGAGAGCCAACGCTTGCGTTTAGCGTCCTCAATTTCACGCTCTGCGTCCCAAAATTCGCTTTCAGATTCGATGTTTGCGCCAAACCAAGAATCGAACAGGGCATCAATCGCATTTGTCACATCTGCAATTTCTTCTGTCAGATTTGCTTCGCACTCTGCAACGCTCTTCGGTGTCGGGTTCGTACCATCCAACGCACGGCGCAACTTCAACGCGGCCTGTGCCAGTTCAGATGCTTCTTCTGCCAACTGCGCCAAGATTTCCGTCTTGGGCAGAATGTCTGAAACTTTCTTGCTCACTTCTGTTCTCCTTTCAGCCAGTCGTTCAGCTTTGCCATGCAAGAGGGGCAAAGGACGAACGACCTGTCTGGCGAGCATTCATAGCCACGTTCTTTGATTTTCACTTTTCGGATTCCGTTCACTTCGCCGTGCCACGAAAAGCACTCGCCGCATCGGTCGCAAATCGCGACCTCAATATCATCGAACCTCATTCTCTTTCTCCAATCTCTTTAGCAGCCCATCCACGTCATACCGCCAATGGACACGCAGCCTTTTTGCTTTTACCTCTATCCCCTCTTGCTCTGCCCACTGCCAAGGGATGCTCTTGCGGCTCTCGTTATAACGGAACGCCAGAACCTTGCTGGCAGGGATTGCAAAAGTGCGGTTGACCGCCCTGTAATTGACTATCACATGGGCGGTCTGACCGCTGTATCCCATTGCTTCGACCATGTCTGTGATGTGCTTTTCCTTGCGATACTTGCACTTCGTCTTGTCGTACTTGCCGAACACCTTTTCCAGAGGGATAGAGGGCGTTTCGATTGTTTTCAGCTCAAACAGATGGTTCATCGGATGACGATACACAAGGAAGTCGCAGATGTTGTCGATGGAAAAGGACAGGTTTTCGTTGCCACCGTAGTAGGTGGCAGCACTGTCTTTCAGGCGGTAGCACCACGCATCGGATGGGACGGATGCTTTGAAGTCTGCTTCAAACTGTTTGCCGGTGTTCACGCATTGGCCTCTGGCGGTTCAGGGATATATCTCCAGCAACGAATTTCTTTAGTTTTAATGTCTCGTCCACTATAACCTCGCTCCAAAATTGTCCAAGATTTGTAGTCTGAATCATAACATCCAACTACTGCTTCTTCGTGAAAAATATTTTTTACCACAAACAAAACTCTTTTCAGACATGGCGGAAGTTCTTTTTCCGGGTCAATCCATTCTTTTTGATTATTCATCCTCGTTCACCTCTAAATTCACTTCCGAGAAACCGCTTCTTGCCACGTTCCCGGTGCTTATCCTCGTAGTCACGGTGGTATACGCTCTGGCTGTGGTTCAGCTCATACACGAATGCCTTGCGCTCCTCGAAGTCTTTCTTCTCTGCCTTGTACTTCTCGCAAGTGTCGTGGCAAGCTTGGTGGCGTGATGTGCAGTTGAGACAACAGGTAATCATTCCAATTCACCCCCAAGTATCTGCCATAGCTTTTGCAACGCCCGGAAAAGTTTTTGCACGGCTCTTTGCGCGGTCAGTGGTAAACATGCCCTTGTGCTGTTCACTATGCTTGTGCGAGTAGGAACCAGACGGGCACCATGTCGCGGTAGGTTCTACGATGTTTGTCGGGTGCAGCGGCGGTACACCGCGTTCCCACAGTAGCGTTTTCTTGCTGTAAGGATGTCCGTACTCGTAGGGCTGGATTGCCTGCGTAGGCTTTGGGTAATCAAAAATCTTGCTGGGGGTAGGATTCTCAATCACCACTTTTTCGCAATCTGCCGCCCACACGGCAAGAAAAAGCGCCTTGCCGCACAATCCCTCATAATACCGGGAAAGATTGAGCTTTCCTCCCTTGTACAGGTGTCTTGCTCCCGCGTTGCTCGTCTTTGTGCAGGGGACAAATGCGATAATCATGTCCCAGCGGGGCACGTCATGCACGGTTCCGTCCATGGTCACGACCTGCCCTCCCTCGATAGCCTTTAGGCAGTCACCGAGAATATGCCATTCTGGATGTTCGCCGGACGGCTCAATCAGGTCGCAGGAATAGGCTTCGTGACCTTTCGCCCGGAATGCTTTGCAAACTTCCTGCGATTCCTCACAGGCGACTAAAACTTTCATCTTTCCAAACGCCCGTCCAGCCAGATAGCGCAGCTCTTATATAAGGTAGGTGGTCAGTGTTTATGTCCTAAAAGAGTAAACCCGATGAATCGTCAATCACAGAGAAGTCATCTGCGCTGCCCTGAGAGTAGTTTTGCGGTGCATTCCACGCCCGATCGGCGGGCTTGCTGTCAGACTTGCCACCGCAGAAGTCAACCTTGTTCGCCATGATTTCCGTTGCGGTGCGGTTGTTCCCCTGCTTGTCGGTATACTTCCGGGTCTGGATGCTACCAGTCACCAGAATCAGGCTACCCTTCTGAAACCACTTGGAAACGAATAGTGCCGTATTACCAAATGCGGTGCAGTTGAAGAAATCGGTTTCCTTTTGACTGCCGCTCTGACGGTCGCAAGCAATGCTGAACGCACAAACATCCTTGCCAGACTTCGTGACCTTAGCTTCGGGCGTGTGAACCAGACGACCCTGAATTGCGATAGAGTTGAGCATTGTTTAGCCCTCCTTCGGCTGTTTCTGAGCACAGTCCCAACACAGAACGCGCCCAAAGCGTTTCTTCGTGCTTCTTGCAGTTTCCAGCGGAGTGACGGTGCGGTTGTTGTACTGAATAGGCTGCAACTGCTTTCCACAGCAAGCGCATGGGGGGATGGTTTCCGCTTCCATTTGCTTCTGCGCAGGCTTGTTTGCCCTGCTTGTGGTCTGCTTCTGGTACTCGTCCGTGTCAGCGTCTTTTGTATCGTCAATGCAGAACAGACCGTTCAGAGCGTACTTTCTAGCGTAGCTGCTAGACGTTCCGGTCACCTGCGCCGCATCCATCTTGGTTTTTTGCTCCGGTTCTCTTGCGTAAGCAGTAACCGTTACGCATCCACCATCCAGAGCGTCCACCTTTGCGGTCGCTTCGATGTAATGCCACCCCTCTAACACTTTAGGTTCATCAGAAAGGGTAAGAAGCAAACCATGTTCTTTCAAAATTGGTTTAACCGCTTCCAAAATGTCCTCACAAGAGCGGTACTTGTAACCGCCAAATGTGTTCATCTGCCCCTTTGGGGCTTTCAGCTCTGACTGAACAGCCATCAGAGCTTCATGGATTTTGCTGTTGTCCATACGTTTCCTTTCTTCGGCTTCATTAGGCTTCATTGTTCTTACTTTGGCTTAATACGGCTGCACAAGATCAGCCAGCCATCAGCTCTGCCAACTGTGCGCGGAGGTCTTTCAACTCCGCTTCCCTGTCCTCGATTTCAGACTGCAAGTCCTTAATCTCGGCCAGCCGGTCAGCTTCTTTGACTTCTGCTTCCTGCTCACGGGTTAGGAAATACACGCCGTCCTCTGGCTCTGTCACGCCGCCGAATCTGTCAAGGTTAATCATCTTTTGGTCTCCCTCTCTTACGTTCTTCTTTGATTTGCAGTGCACTGTACCACTGGTCTTTGTCAATCTCGATGGTAGACCACCGATGGTTACAGACAAGGCACTTTTTTCTGCGAACAATGCTGTCGTGGTCAGACCGGCTGTCAACCGTTGTAATGTTGTCGCTACCGCACATCGGGCATTTCATCGTGCATCCCTCCACTCGTTGGTCTGGTGAGGAATGCGTTTTACTTTGCGATTTTCCTGTTCAATACGTTCATTTTCAGAGCTGACCCCAATGGCACACAAGACGAGTGCTGCGGCGAGGAAGCTACACGAAAGGAAAACGTATCCAAACATTGCTGCCACGCTTTGGCTTTTTTGGATTGCATCGCCGCATCCTACCGAAAAAATCGCTAACGCGATTCCAAGCGTACAAAGGACATTAGCTTTCAGGCTTTTCACTCTTATTACCTCCAAAACTCAGTATCCATGCCGTAGCCATTGCCACGGATACCGTGATGATTCCACGGGCAGCTGATGCTCCTACCAGAATTCCGATGTGATGCACCATCCAAAAGTTCAGCAGGAATACCGCCAAAACCACTGCCAGTGCTATGCCCCACATCAGGGCAACTTCAATAAACGCTTTCATCTTGTCTCCTTTCATTTTTTGCCATTGAAAATCACGGCTATACCATGCTTTGCCTTTGCTTTTCTGCTCCTAGCTACTCAATTCCTTAGCCTATCGTTTCTATTCTTCGCCGTTGCCGCTCAAGTCGCTTCGTCTCCAAGCATTGCCTTAGCATTTCTGAGCCAATCGTCACTATGCCGTTGCCGTTCCACGCCGAGTGCAGCACAGCCCTACCCCGCCATAGCGGTTAATTGAGGATTTCGTAGGTATATCGCCCCTTGCCGCTGTTTCTCCACTGGCCGATGCCACGCAGAGCGCCGTAGTCCAGCCATTCACGCACGACCTTCTCGTGAGAATCGTCCAGAAGAACGATTTCAAACTCGCAGGTCGAACCAGTGGGAATCTGCTCGCTGTTGGCAAGACTGACGCGCTCGCCCTGCGCTGTTTGTGCGCGGAGCGGGCGCTGGCACTCGGTAATCTCGCCGTTCACATGAATGGGAATCATGCGGGGCTGAACGAAAATCAGCCCATCAATGACCTTCTTGTAGGCCGTCAGCTTGCCGCTTTCGTTCACGGCCTTCTTCTTGCCAGTTTCGGTCTTGCCGCCGATACGACCCAGCATACCGCAAGAATCCTTGAAGAAGCCCTTGATCTGGTAGTCATACAAGATGGGTTCGCCGTTTTCGTTCCGGGGGAAAATCGTCATGCCCTTGTCTGCTACTGCGTCAGCGCCCAGAGCTGCCACCTCGTCCTCTATGGTGTTTGCGTCCGGGGACTTGCTGGCGATGAACTCGCGTGCAATGTTCTGGTTGCTAGGCCATGTGCCGAGAACTGCTTCGGTGAATGTGATTCTTACCTTGATTTTTTTCATTTTTGCTCACTCTTTCTTTCTCGATGCGTTCTAGCCGGTCTTTCTCCCGGCTGTGCCAGCGAATTTCTCGCTTTCCGTAGTATTTACCGTTCATCAGGGGCCTTCACCTTTCCCTGTGCAAGTAAAGTACTGTAATGGCCGTAGCTCATGCCATATCGTTTTGCGGCATCGTTCATCTGTCGCACGGTATACTTTGGAGGCTCGTGCTTTTGAGGTTTCGCACGCTCTAGCTCCTGCACATCCCAAGTAATTTTGAACTCACCAGATGCTTTTAGCTCATTCAGCTCTTTTTGCTTTTTGGCTTTGTACTTTTTGGTCAAAGCCTTGTTTGCATCTGCTGCACATTCAGGGTGATACTTCTGAGACCAGACCTTCCGAACCATTGGCTTCTTGCACCAAGCGCATAAAGCTGGTTCCGGCTTAGCCTTGATTCCTTTCTTTATAAGAGCCTGCCGTTCTCTGCGAACAATGATTTTACATTCTTCACAGTATTTCTTGCACGGATTTACAAGGCCAAGAAAGACACCGCAGCGCTCACAGTACTTTTCTTCCACGCTGCATCTCCTCTTTTAGCCTGGCTTCGCGATTGTGGCGTTCAAAGCACTGATTGATGGTTTTCTCCATCCAAAGCACCTTGTTGGCATCGTTTCTGGACACGCCAGCTGCCATTGCCAGCTTCAGTCTGCGCTTGCGGCTTTGCGCCTTGCGAAATTTCGTCACCAGCACTCACCAGCCTTTTTAATGATGAACGCGGGCACGTTTCTGCCGGTAGCCCGACACAGGCAGACGCACTTGGCAACCCAAGTATCAAAAGAAGCAGAAGGGATGCAGCACGTTGCATTTCGCTTAAAACTTTCATCATCCGGTTTACTAAGCCAAATAGAAACCGCCTTGTAGCAGTACGCTTCCGTGACTCTGCACCATTCAATGCTGTACCCATCCAAGCACAACTGCTCCATAATCTTCATTGCCAGATGCTTCGCTTCGGCAATTTCATCTTCTGCCCACTTGAGCTTGTCTGCTTCGTAGACCTTGACCGCTTCGTCAATGGCAAATTTCGCATCGTCCGGGTGCTCAAGGTCTACCTTCAATGTCAAAATCTGTTCCATGTTCAGTCCTCCTTCTGCTCAATCTCCAGAATCTTGCAGATGCTCTGAATAATCTTCTCCGGCTTTCGCTCACCACGAAGAATCTTGTAGAGGTACGAATCATCAAGGAACAATCCAGTATCGCTTTGAACCGCTTGAATTAGCTCCGTTTGTTTCATGCCTCGCTGCAACAGCTTCATCTTCACTTCTAGCTCAAAGCCAGAACGGAAGTTTTCTTTCAAAATTCCACCTCCATTTGCTAAAATCTATTGACAAGTACGGAAAGCTGTACTAATATAAGGGTGTAGAGAGTTTATATTGTACAGTGTTCTGTACTGCCCATGTCTGTATTATAGTACAGGCATCTGTACAAGTCAACTCTTTTGTACAAAATTCTGTGCATTTGTATACTTGCACAAATATGGGAGTGTTCTTATGTCGGACTTGTACAGCAACATCCATGCACTCTGCGAAAAAGAGGGAATCAAAGACGGAACTCTTTGTGCCAACATCGGGATTCGCCGTAGTTTTCTTTCCGAGCTGAAAGCCGGGAGAACCAAGAGCCTGTCCGCAGAGGTTCTTTCTAAAATTGCAGCCTACTTCAACGTATCGGTAGACTACCTTCTCACTGGCGAACAAAAAGAAAACCCGCCCCAGCAGCCGCAAAGTGAAGTCGATGCAGCAGTGGAGCGGATTAGAAAAAAACTTGAATCTATGCCGAAAGAACAGCGTGAAGCTCTGATGAACCTGATCGAGAAGATGTGAGGTAAGCCCGTGTATTACTTGTTGTGCGGCTGCGCCTTTTGCTTTTGGTTCATGCAGGCCTTGTTAAAAGGCAATGACCGTGTGCTATATGGCAACAGCAGAAAATATCGTTACCGTAGAAACCGAAAGAAGAAATGGTTCTGACCCGGTAAAATAAAAATCCCTTGTGCCGGGCTGGTGTAGCTCTGCGCAAGGGGTTTTCTGTTATTCCAGGTCTAAGGCTTGCTCTGCTGCCGGAATCTTATCAGGGTGTTCCAACAGCCATGCGATAAACCTGTCAATCTTAGCTCTTTCTTGTTCACTCATTGTGGCATATCCTCCCGATCGGTAAGTTCGGATGTTCATTTGATACGATTATACACCTTTCTGTTGTACAGTCAATATCATTTTAACAACTTTACTGAGGTTAAATGATTTTTCCATCCGTTACTTTGTATCAGGGAAACCAAAAATTGCAATGACAATGATTAAGAGCCACATTAAGTTTAAGTTACCCTTTGCTTTGTAACATTCCGTTGAGCATGGAACGAAAGGGGTTATTCGGTAAATCGTCCAGCACATCTGCTTTGACAAGAGCGTTTGTGCTGATGCTGTGCGAAACATTGTTTAGCTGCACAATGGCATCGTCCAAGTCCTTCACGGTTGCCATTGACTGGAGGAAAGTTTCCACTTCTTCAAGAACGACAGGGTTCTCGGCTTTATAGAATCCATTCGTAAAGTCCATCTTCTTCTCCTTTCACAGTTCCACAAGCTGTCCGTCAATGCGTTCAATGCTATCTGCCGGGTCGCGCCCATCGTCTAAGGCGGCTACGGCACGCTCCAGGATTCCTTTTGCTTCGAGGTAAGCATCTTTATCAGCTTCGTACCCAGAAAGGCTCAGGACAAGCTCCAGCGTCCGTCTGCGGGCGTATGGGACAATCAGAGCATCTACAGTTCGGTTCATTAGCTTTCCTCCCATGGTTCAGGTGTGTGTGGCTGCCCATCGGTAACGCTGGCGGGCATTCCATCGATGATCGGCATACGTTCATGGTTCCAGATTGCAGTTTCTTTCATTTTGTGTTTCCTTTCTATTTGGAATTTTTTGACAATACAGTTATAACACAGGCTGCTGTTGGTTCTCCATAGCAGCTTTTTCCATTTTTTGGCTTGTCGAATCCAGCAGTTTTGCAGAATTTTGTTGAAAGGGCGTGAATTTATGGATGAGTATTTGGTAAAAACGGCCAAAGCATTAGAGATGGCACGGATGCGTTCCGGCTTAAGCCAACAGAAATTAGCAGCACGAATGGGCGTGAATCGTGGCACGATTGCCAACTGGGAGCAAGGTCTGGCAGCCATTTCCCTGCCAATGGCTATGCGCTGGTTCACCTGTTGCGGCGTATCGGCGGCTCGATACATGGACGCTTGCATTTATCCTGGACTGCTGGAGCATCTGGAAGACGACCTTTCCAACATGGAAAAGCGTCAGATTCTCATAGATGCCATGATGGAATGTTCTTCCTACGAGATAGATGCTTTGTTGTACATCCGGTACGGAGATCACGGTTCAGACCACATGGGCGTGCTGACGGAGGTTCTGGCAAACCTCCATACGCCATTGAAGGACAGGGTCTCTGTTTGCCGGATGGTATCGGGCAATTACGAGATAGCGCAAGCTACCGGAACAGACCCAGACCCGAATGGAACCGCCCCGAAGATGGAAATACTCTATCAGGCGCAAGATGCCGGGACGGAAGCCGCTATGAAGTCCAACGATTCTTATACCGTGAATCCGAATAATATAAGCGGCTGATTGTCGAATTATCAAAGTTTTTAAGGAACATTCTGTCCACTTTTTGTACACCTATCGGGCAAATCTACCTTGTCATTCCGTCCCCCATAGGCTATGAACCGACAATATTTGCGCATAATAAACAACGAATTAGCGCTAATTTATCGTTTGCGATTAAACAACTTGTCAATCCGTCCCCCATAATACCGGCTCAAAAGTTTTTCATCCACATTTTGTACACGTTAGATAAGACTAATCATTGCCGGAAAGACTTTATTCAGCAAATGAAAGGTTTAGTTATCCACAAGCTGGAATGGAAAAACAAAGAAATTGTTGAAAATTATCGTCATCGCTTATTTAACGATGATATTTAACCTCTTGTTTATTTCTTGTTTAATATATAATAGGTAGATGGGGGACGAAATGACAAAGCATGGGGGACGTTTTGACAAGTCATGGGGGACGTTTTGACGACCCTATGGGGGACAAAAAGACAAGCCACGGGGGACAGAATGTGTTGACTTGTCCCCCAATCTGTGATATACTGCTTTTAAGCTAGAAAAGGAGGCGAACAGATGCAAAAAATATCCGACAACAACCTTGTTGAAAAAAGCAAATCCCTTGTGTGGGCGAAGTTCAGGGACTATACGGCAGGCGAACTTCGGTTGCTAGAGGTTTACTTGTCAAGAATAAATCCGAGAGACCCAAGCAGCAGCCGTGTGGAGTTCACTTTGGCGGAATACAGGGAGCTTCTTGGACTGAAAAGCCTTGATGCACGAAGGATTGAACCGCAGATTAAGCACTTCTTAGGCAATACGGTGTCGATTCCCATTGACAAAGAGAAGGGCACGTTTGAAAGTTTTGTTTTATTCACAAGGGCAAAGCTGGACTATGTGCCAGAAACAAGGTCTTATGTTGTGGCAATCACTTGCAACCCTGACCTTCGCCCTATCTTTTTTGACATTGCTGAAAGCGGGTACGTTCGGTATCGTCTACGCTACACATCACGGATGAAATCACAGTACAGTATTCTGCTTTATTCGATTCTTCGGGACTGGATGAACATGGACAGCAAGCCGCATGAAATCAGTCTGAAAAAACTGAGAGAACAGCTCGGTGCAATGGAAGCGAGCTACGATGTTTACAAGAACCTTCGCAAAAGAGTGCTTGACGTTGCAGTAGACGAGATCAATGCTGTGTCTGACATCGTGGTGACCTATGAACCGGTTCTTGTGGCACGAAAGGCTGTGGCAGTCAAGTTTAAGCCCAAAATTAAAGCGTCTGAGACGTTGATTGAAGCTCAGGCAAGCGAAGTATCGGCTGAACCTCAAAAAGCTACCAGAAAGCCCCGCAGAAGCGGATACGAGGATTTTGACTGGTCTGTGTGTGACGAACTGGAAAAGCAGGACTGCGTTGACGTGGCAAAAGTGGTTGAGAAGTGGATGAAGAAAGAGCATCCAGAAATCAAGCTACCAAGACGCAGAGAAGCGGTTTACGACACGGTGAAGGCAGCGTATAAGGATATTTTGTCTTTGGATAGGTCTCCGTTCCCGGACAGACCTGTTGGCTATCTGATTAGAAGCGTGGACAAGGCTGGCGTTGTGGATAGGTATATGCCGGCGTTCTATTCCATCGAAGCATTGCAAAAGTAGCCAGATGCAGCACATTAAGCAGAAAGGAGCGGTATGAAGAAGCAGGAAATTGTGTGGTATTCCGTTAAAGATGATGGGATGCCAAAAACAGAAATCATTGAAAGAACGAAAGGTCTGTTCTTGTGTTCGGTAAAAACGGTCTATCTGAAAGATGAATCTATAACGGCAACAAACACAGTCGCAGCGTTTATTGAAAAGGGCGAGTTTGTAAGCACATCGTTTCAGAGGTTGAACATTTCTTCGTGCGATTGCTTTATTGCAAGAGTGGAAGCGTGGGCAGAAATGCCGATATACGAATAAAGAAAGAGTGATAAAATGGCAAAAATTATAGCTGTCGCCAACCAGAAGGGCGGCACAGGAAAGACCACAACAAGCACCTGTCTGGCTGGTGCGTTGCAGTTGCTTGGAAAGAAAGTGTTGCTGGTGGACTGCGATGCACAGTGCAACGCAACGGACACATACGGCGCACAGACAGAGGACGTATGTACTTTGTTCGATGTAATGACCCGGCAGGGCACGGTAGAGGAAGGAATCCAGCACTGCGAAGCCGGTGACATTCTGCCGTCAGACAACGCATTGAAGGACATTGACGAGCAGCTTGTCCGGGACATTGGCAAGAACTTCCGGCTGTGTGAAGCACTGGAATCCGTGTCAGAACGGTACGATTACATCGTTCTGGACACTCCCCCGCAGCTCGGTCTTGCGCTTGTAAACGCTCTGATCGCCGCTAATAGCATCATCGTGCCTATTACAGCAGACCGATATGCGCTTGCCGGATTGAGCCAGCTTTTACAGACCATCGGTGACGTTCGCAGATACTTCAACCCGACTTTAAAGATTGAAGGTCTGCTTCTAAACCAGTACAAGAGCCGTGAGAACCTGTCCAAAGAGGTTGTAGAGCAGCTTCCTGTGATTGCACAAAGCATGGGAACAAGGCTGCTGGACGTGAAGATTAGACCGTCTATGGGCGTTCGTAAGGCACAGGCAGAGCGGCACAGCCTGTTTAGCGGTGATACGGCAAAGAGCACCAGCGCAGAGGATTTCTTGGCACTGGCAAAAATGATTGCGGAGGGGGAAGAAAAATGAGATTGATTGAGACGCAGACAAAGTACTGGAGCAAAACTTTTATACACTCAAGAATTACAGTAAGGAAGAAGCTGGCGCTTGGAGAGATGGAATTGCTCTTGTAAAAGAAAAAATTATAAATGCGCCTATCATCGACCCGGAAACGTTGCGGCCTGTGGCACGGTGGATTGATGCCAATGACCCAGAAAATCGACCTCAACACAAAGGAACTTATATCGTGAGCCTTTCAAATATGTTTGGAACTGTCGCCGAGAATGCTATTGCAAAATATGATGATGCCTACGATGAATGGGTTCTTTGTGATAGCCGAAAAACGGTTTTTCATGCTGACATAAATGGATACTATTCAAACAGTATGAATGCCGAACTCACGCATTGGATGGAACAGCCTAAGCCGCCAAAGGAGGATAAAAAATGAAAAAGTCCAGCAAAAAAACATCCGGCTTGTTGGGCGGGTTTGACTTCCAGCCTGTTTTTTCGGAACAGACATTAAGCCGAAGTGAGCCAAAGGAAGAAGAAGTAAGCCAAACAAAGCCGAATAATGCCGAACAAGAGCCAATTAAGCCTAGTGATGCCACAGACAGCCATGCACAGCCAAATGAAGCAGAATTAAGCAGTATTAAGCCGAAGCAAGCCAAAGACAGCGAAAGCAAGCCAAGTGATGCCGTGTTAGGCAGAGGTAAGCCGAAGAATCTGAAACAGGCAAAAGAAGTGCAGCGTTTGATTGAACAGGGCGATGTACCCGGCGCACTGGCTGAAGCTGGTTTGACAAAGAAAAAATTCCCGATGCCGGAATCGCATCAGGGTGTTGCAAGCGGTGATGGCAAGCGTTCTAAGCGCATTACCATCCTTATGAGCGAGGAAGAACGCAAGTACATCAACCGTGAAGCAAGACGGCACGGAATGACCATCGGGCAGTATGTGTACGCTCTGGCTGCTGCTGCGGCAGACGGAAAGATTGAATTGGAGGATTTTTTAGATGAATGACGTGTGGACTGATATTGGGCAGAAATATGAAGCAATGGCAAATATGGGATGCAAGCCTTATGGTTTCAAGCGAGTTCCATTAAATTTTGTGTTTGATGAAGATAAGTCGGTGAAGTGGAACAAAGAACAAGCGCAAAAGAACAACGATGATTACGACAATGAAGTTAAGCGACTGAATCAAGAAAAAATGAAGCGCAGGGATGAAATCTACGCAGAGATTTATAAGACGATTCAAGAAGAAGTCGGTTTTGGGATTTCAGAAAAGAAAGCGGCAAAAATTTGGGGGTACGCTTACGATAGAGGGCATTCAGCAGGATGGTATGAAATAATCATCAATTTGGAAGAAATTGAAGAACTCGTAAAGTTCGTATTAGGTAAAAAAACTGAGTTGGAGGATTTCTTAGATGAATGATAGTGAACGACGCCTTATTCGATTTGTTTGCGATGGTGATATGCGAAACGCGCAAAAAGCTGTTAAAATCATTTTGAATTCCATATCATCCAAAAAAGATGAGCAGTTCAAAGAAAATATGCTTCGCAAGTTGGAAAGCAAAAGAGAATTTATTGAATTGCCATATAACTTACAGCATCTTTTGATCGCAGAGGATACAGAAGAATTTCCAGAAGCAAGATTCCTTCTTAGGAACGAAGAAAAAAGTATAACGCAGAAAATCATTGCTATTTATCGAGCATCTGAAAAATTGAACGAAATGGGCATTCCTTATTTGCCAGCATTGATGCTTTATGGACAAAGCGGATGCGGAAAAACCATGCTGGCTAGGTATATCGCTCATAAAGCAAAACTTCCGTTTTTGAGGATTCAATTTTCAAGTCTAGTTGATTCGCACTTAGGGCAAACTCAATCTAACCTTGCGAGAATTTTTGATTATGTGAGAACCGCTCCTTGCGTTCTTTGTTTTGATGAAATAGATGCGGTCGGAATGGCTCGTGGGCAAAACGATGACGTTGGGGAAATGAACCGTGTGGTTATTGCGATTATGCAAGAAATGGATAGATTGCCGAATAATGTCATCATTATCGGAACGACAAACCGATTTGATAGGATTGACCCTGCGCTTACAAGAAGATTTCCGTTGCAATACGAATTAAAGCCGTTGTGCCGTGCGGATGCAGAAATACTTTCCAAAAGGTTCTTTGAATATGCAGGAGCACAATATGAAAACATAGCTTATGAAGACCACGTCCCCGCATCTACTGTTATCAAAGAATGTACAGAACGAATTGTAAATCAAGTTCTGAATCAAGAGGATTTCTTGGAGGATTGACGTATGATGAGGTCGAAGGAATTTTACGAAGAAAGCATTAGCCGTTTACAGAAAATGGTCAAACATGGAGTTTGCGTTCTTTTGTTCGATGCTTTTGCCGTAGCAGTTCAGAATCCGTTTATCTTTGCTGGTAAATGGGCTGCAGCACGCTTGATTTTGTCCATTGCTGTGTCTTTTGCGGCGGGATTTAGCTTTAACACGCTTGTAGATAGCAAAAGACAACTTGATATGTACAAGGCAGATATGGAATTGTACTACACAGGTTCGTTGGAGGATTGACGAATGGGCGTAACCATCAAATGCAAAAAGACTGGGCGTGAAATGGATGTCGGCTACTTCGGGTTTCATAAGCTAAGAGCAAAGATTGCTGAACTTGTTTCCCCAAAAGTTGGAAAACATTATCAGATGTATGATGGTATTTTTAGTATGACTTCTCCAGCAAAAGAACACGCTCTTAAATCGTACAATGACGAGACGGAGCGACTAATTGAAAGAAAGGAACTTTCAATTAAAATCGCAGACTTCCTTTATCAGTCAGATTGCGGAGAAAAAATACGTTATGGAGCTTGCAAGGAAATTTTGAGGGTTGTAGGAGACTATGACAATAGGGTAATCTATGGGTATGCGGGAAGAGAGAACCCTGCAAGGTTCAAGGATTTTAAGGAAATCTTAAAGGACTGCGTTGACAACAAGTGTTTTATGGTTTGGGAATAGCAATAAACCCCTGTGTAGCCGTTAAAAACTACACAGGGGTTCTTTTTTACTTATCAGCAATGCAATTCCAGTAGAGATACGCCTTGCCGTCCACAGCATCGCTGTCCTCAAGGAACGCCTTTGCCATGTCAGCGTAGAAGCCCGGAGTGTCAACGGATTGACGCTTTGCGACCTGACAATAATCCGAGTACATCATGTTCATAACTGCCCAGAAATCGTTCGGGTCACAGGTGATATTGCGCTGTTTGGCAACATCCTGTGTCTGTTCCAGCGTCCAGTGACAGCCCTTTGTGCCGTCAGCGTTCACCATGCTGTCGCACCATTCCTCCGCTTCATCGTGGGTGAGGTGCTTGCGTGGCATCTTGATGGAACGACTGTCTGCACCGCCATGCTCATACTGTCCAGACCGCTTGTCCCAGTCTCCGCTCTGCGAGAAGCCAATCTGCGGCATCTTGCGCCCATACTCTACGTCAGGGTAGCGGGGGATAGGGTGGGGGTCAATGTAGCGGTTCTCTTCCTGCGGATAGTAAGGATAACGGTCGCTGCCGTCTTCCAGCTTACGCAGACGGCGTTCCAGCTCACGCTCCCTGCGGTCACGCTCTTCCTCAAGGCGGTCACGTTCCGGCTCACGGTCTTTGTCGTGGTCACGGAGCATCATCATGCGGCGAAAATTAGTCTTGCCCATAATCTATACCTCCTCAAGAAATGGACGCAGGCGCACCGGCGTGGGAACGGCAGAAGCAGCCAAGATACTTGAACGTGCCGGTGCCGGTCGCAGACGTTGCTACACGGGTAGCGTAACGGGTGCGGGTGTGGATGCTCTCGGCGGTTGCCTGAGCGCAGTTGCAGTCGGTCAGAGGGTATGCGGTCGTGCCTGCACCTATGGTAATGACCACAGGGGCGTTGATGGTGGTCGTGTCCGGCAAGCTCTGGGCAACAACAATGCAATATTTTTCGCCCGCTGCGTAAGACCCGGCAGGGATGTTGATGGTCAGGGTATCGTCGGCAAACGTGACTGCCTGACTGATGACCAAGTGCGGGCAGAGTTTGCAGCTTGTTTTGCAAGCCATAGTAGTTTCCTCCTAAAAAATCAGGGGCAGAGGTGTCTTACCCCTGCCCCGATGGTTCACCCGGTGTTATCGGGGAGTGTGTAGGTTAGCAGCAGCCGCAGCAGTTCACGCCCACGTTGGGGTTTGCCACCTGATAAGCGGGAATCGGGCGAGGATTTACCCGGTTCAGGATGGTATCGGTCTGCTGGGACATCACAGTGGTCAGAAGCGCATTCTGACGATCCTGAGAAGCGGCGAACTTCAAGTTCTGATTCTCAGCGGTCAGAGTGGCAATCTTATCCTGCGTGAAGTAGTCCATCATGCTGCGGAAATTGGCGTTGCAGTTGTCCACGATGGCGCGGGCATTGTCTGCGATAGCCTGACGGGTAGCGCAGTCCTGCTGCGCAATGGTGTACTTCAGGTCGCCGATGAGCTGCTTGTTCTCGCAGCAGCAAGATGCAAGCTGCGTGGAAAGTGCGGTCTGACCCGCCTGCCGTGCGTTGCCCTCCTGCATGATGGCGAGGCTGATGGCGTTGTCGCCGTTGGACATGCTGCGTTCCAGACCGTTCACGAGCTGTGCGTTCTGGTAGCCGAGCTGACAGATGGCGCTGTTCACGCCCGCAAAGCCGTTTGCGATGTTGGCGTTCACGCCGTTCATCTGCACCAGCTGGTCATAGCCCAGAGAGCAGATGCCGCTTTGGATGCCAGCCAGAGAACGGGAAGTGTCCTGCTGATAGAAGCCCTCCGACAGCGCCGCACGAGTATCTGCGCCGCCCTGACCAGTTGCGCCAGTGCCGACCAGATAGGGGATGTAGCTGTTCATGCCGTTGTCACCACCGTTTCGACCGTAGCCGTTTGTACCCCAGCCGAAGATGATGGCGAGGATGATAACCGCCCACAGACCTTCGTTGCCGAAAAATCCGCCGTTGTTATTGCCGCCGTCCTGCCCAGCCAGATAACCAGTTGCAAAATCGTCCATAACAAAACTCCTTTCAGTTTTGCGTTATGCCATCCCACCGCCGTGTGCGGTGGGCGAAGCCAAACAAAAGCGGTTTTTATCAAGTCCGCAAAACTGAGAAGCGTTTCGCTTAGAGGGATGCTTTACCGGGGCAGCGTCAGGTTCAGGACGCTTGCCAGCTGGTTCAGGTCGATGCCGCGCTCTTTGGCGAGGTTCTGTGCCATCGTTCGGAGCTGCGTTTCGTTTTTGCCCTGAATCAGGTTCAAGCCTTGCATGATGGGTGCGTTCTGCCCGCTCAACTGCTGGATAAGCCCCATCGGGTTCTGCCCGGCACGAGCCAGATTTGCAAGCTGCATGATGGGGCTGTGCGTAATCACATCAAACGGAGAGGACATTGTTATTCTCCTTTCTTCGCAGCGGCAGCGGGCTTTGAAAAGCTCTTCTGCCACTTTTCCAGTTCATCCAGCCTGTGGACGAGGGCGTTATACTCTTCAATAGGCACATACTGCTGTGTCGGTGCAGCGGTCTGCTGTGCCTGTTGCGCCTGTATCTGCCGCCACGCTTCCGGGCTGTAAAACTCCTGCACATAGGATTCACAGGTGTCCGGGTTCAGCCGCTTGCAGTAGATCACGCCGCTGCGCAAGTCTGGGCAGTAGGTCGGTCTGCCGTACAGGTCAGACGGTATTGCCAAAAATTCCTCTCTGCTGGAAACAGGTCTGCCCAGCAGCCAACCGCCGTCCTGTACCGACTGCTGAACAGGCTGCTGCCCATTCATCGGCTGCGGACGCTGCTGCTGTGCCTGTGGCATCTGCGTGTTCGGCAGGGGAGTGGCAAGCCCTACCGTTCCCATGCCGCCGTAAGGATTGACAGGCTGCTGTGGAACGTATGGTGTTCCGGGTGTCTGATAATAGCTCATAATACATCCCTCCTATTGCGCTCAGTGTACCGCACCGGGAGAAAACGAGAGACAACGAAGACACAACGAAGGACAAAAAGCTTGATTAAAACTTGATTAAAGCTTGATTAGAACTAATACAACTAATACAAAATGGACAAAAAAGTAAGGCATGGTTTGGTGACTATGCCTGTATCACTTGTATTAGTTTTGTGGTATAATCAGTACAACAAAAACGTACGGAGGAAACGAATATGGAAAACACTACCATCCGTAATCTCGGCAAGCTGTACCACTTACTGGACGAAGCCTGCACCCCTGACCATGTAAATCAGGCAGACTTTGACAACGCAGCGAGGTTCCCTGTGCGTGGCGTGACGATGAAGATCACGCTGGCGCACAAGCTCCATAAAATGACCCCGGAGCTGGACAATGCCTGCTCCTACGTCCTGAAGGATGTTGACCTTGAGGATATAGAGAAGAGCTATTCCTTCAAAGCGTTGCCGATGGGACAGCAAGGACTGTTTTTAATTGGGTATAACTCGCCCAATTACAAGACGCTTGGCGTGTCTGCTGTCAAAATCAAAGAAGCCAGAGAAAGCGCAGGACTAACCATCCGTGCGTTGGCTGAAAAGGCCGGCCTGTCCACCGCAACCATCCAGCACGCGGAATCCGGGAAGGCCGTGCCGAGGGTCGGTACCCTTGAAAAAATAGCAACCGCCTGCGGCGTTGCCATCGCTGACTTGCAGGGGTGACAAGCGCGAAGGAATCCAAAAAAGCAAAAACCCCCGATGCTCCAAACTGAACTGCACCCCATTTGTTAGACAGTATGGTATACTGTTTAGGAAATGGGGTGTTTTTGTATGCCAAAGGGACAACGAAAGTACAACGGAACGCAGAAGGTAGAAATCATTAAACGAATCCACAGAGAAAACCTGAGCTTTAAGGGAGCGTCCAGAGAATATGGCATTTCGGACCGTACACTCAGGGACTGGGAGCGCATTTATTGGGAGGAAGGAGAAGAAGCACTTCTGTTAGAGCGTCGAGGACGAGCCTGTGCCGCCAGTGGGACGCAGAAAGGTCAGAAGCCAAAGCTGGATAAGCAAGTAGAAGAAGATCTTATTGCAGAAAATCAGCGACTTCGGATGGAAATCGACTACTTAAAAAAATTGAATGCCTTGGTGCTGGAAGAGGAACGCCAAAACAGAAAGCACAAGTAGTTCAGGAACTAAGGCAGAAATACCCTCTGAAAGCACTGCTGCAACTTGCCGGACTTCCTCGCAGCACGTTCTACTACTATCTGCACCAGTCTCAGGATCCTGCCAAATACCAGATGGTAAAGGAACAGATTGTTATAATCTTCAACGAGAACAAAAAACGATACGGATACCGCAGAATCACAAAAGAACTGCATAACAACGATATTTGTGTGAACCACAAGACGGTTCGGAAGCTCATGAAGCAGCTTGGTTTAGTCTGTCAGGTTCGTGCAAAAAGGAAGTACAGTTCTTACAAAGGCGAAGTTGGAGAAGTAGCTCCAAACCTGCTGGAACGGCATTTCAAGACAAACCAGCCGAATCGGAAATGGGTCACAGATGTTACCGAGTTCAAAGTGAACGACCAGAAACTCTACCTGTCTCCAATTCTTGATTTGTTCAATGGCGAAGTTGTCAGCTATAACCTGAGCCGCCATCCGAACTTTAAGCAAATCACGGATATGCTGGAGGGCGCTTTTCAGAAGCTGCCAAATAAGGTTGACAATCTGATTCTGCATTCGGATCAGGGCTGGCAGTATCAGATGAAATCCTACCAAAATCTGCTGAAGGCAAAGGGCATTACGCAAAGTATGTCCAGGAAAGCTACTTGTCTGGATAATGCTGTTGCCGAAAATTTCTTCGGACTGCTCAAGACGGAGCTGTTCTATCTGGAAAAATTTGATTCCATTGACCAGCTCGAAAAGGCTATTGTCGATTACATCGACTATTACAACAATCGCCGAATCAAATTAAAACTAAACGGTCTGAGCCCTGTGCAATACAGGATTCAGACCGTTGGAGCTGCTTAATTCAATTTTTGTCTAACTTTTGGGGTTCATTTCAAACGGAGCACCGGGGTTTTTGTTACTCAAAAAATTTTGAAATGCTTTTGAGCCGGTAGCCTATCGCCGTCCGGCTGTAATGTGTCTGTGCTGCAATGTCCGGCAGCGGGAGCCGCTCAACGTACCGCAGTAAGGCTATCTTACGGTCTCCCCTCCCAAGCGGTGCGTTTTTGATGGCAGCTGTCATCTGCTGTCGGTCAAGTCCTTGCAGCGCAGCGGGCAGCACCACACGAGCCGCCGCCACGGGCAGCACCACACGAGCCGCCGCCACGGGCAGCACCGAGCCAAAAAGGCTGCGGCAACTGTCCGGCGTTGCGCACTCGAGCGGTCACGGCACAGCAATGTCCCATTTTGCCAACGTCGGCAAAATGGTCACGCGCTGCGGGCCACAAAATCGGGTACGCACGCCGATCATAATAATAGCGCGGTGTTTGCTCGTATGTAGTGCTTGCCATAATAATCTCCTTACTGCTTTTCCAGCGCTGCTTTCATGCGGTCGAAGAAAAATTGAATCACGGCGCCAATGGTCTCGTCGGTGATGGCCCAGCTGATGAACCTGCCGTATTTGCTGGCGCTCAGAGCGGCGCGGAGCATCTTGACGACCCACGCCTTGCGCTCTGCGCCGCGTTTTGTCCCCTGAATCTCCTGCTCTGCCCGCTCGATGAGGTCCAGCACCAGCGGCTTTACCGCTGCGCCATAGCCCAGCCGGACGCAGCCAAGGGCGTAAAAGATAAAGCCTCCCAGCATCAGCACTGCCGCCACCGGGGCGGGAATGACACCCAAAATGTTATTGATCGTTGCCATGTATTACTCTCCTCTCTCTTTTTCGAGATCTGCAATGCGGTGGTTTGCCACCTTCATCTGCTCTTCGAGCACCGGCACACGCTGGGCGAAATTGTTGTGTGTCCGGACTTCCCGGGTCAGCTCTTCCAGCTTGGTTTCTGTCACCGCCTGCTGCTTGTCCAGCTTGGCGTCCATGCTCTGGGCGGTGTGGTTGTTGGAGACGATCGCGCCGATCAGGCTCAGACCGCCGGTGATAATGGCTACGATGACTGCTTCGCTCATGCGCCCTCCCGGAGACGGGTCAGGCCCTTCTTGCGGATGATTTTCGGATAGTTGAGGGTAGTCACGTTGAGGTCTACGTTGCCCGTGATGCCCGGCACGCTGCCCTTGCTGGTGTGCTGATGGGCGTTGTAGTTAAACGTCACGTTGGGCGTCTCGCCCGTGTAGTCGGCCAGCCACACGTCCCACCGAGAGGACAGCCGAGCCATGTCCAGCTCATACTTGTAACCGGTGTAGGTGTACAGTTGGGCGTAAAAGCCCATCCGCTCCACCTGCTCCAGCGCGTAGGCGGTGAGGTTGGTGAGGTCAAGCGTGGACAACTGCTTGAGCTTGTTTTCCTCCACGTCCACGCAAACAGGGAGAGAAAACTCCTTGCCGTATACCGCCTGACGCAGCAGGGCAAGCTCTGCATCGGCCATCGCCTCGCTGGTGGCGTAGGTGTAGTAGTAGACACCCACGTCCAGCCCGGCAGCTTTGGCGTTGCGGTAGTTGGTCTCAAAGGTGGGGTCGATGTAGAGGCCATCTGCCCGCTTGGAGAGCTTGTGATTGGTGCTCACCGTCTTGAGCATTGCCCCCTTGTAACCCGCCGCTGCCACCTGCGCCCAGTCGATAAGGCCCTGATACCGGCTCACGTCGATGTACCGGTAGGGCGGGCCTCCCTCCCAGCCGGTGACGGCCTCTGCCTTGGGGACCTGGGGCGTAGGCTCAGGTTTTCCGGCGTCCTGCTCGTCCCCCGGGCCAAGGATGGCCCGCACCAGCTTTTCCAGAAGTTCCAGCAGCTTACCCATCGTAGTCCTCCCCCGTGATCTCTTTGTACTGCTCCGGGATGATCCCCCCCTCGGCCACCCGCTTGGCCAGCTCCCGCTTGACCCCGGGGCGGCGGCTTGCGGGCATCTCTTCCCACGTCTTTGTCCCGGCTACCAGTCTGTTCGCCCAGATCTTGTCCATACTGTACCTCCTTACTTATTGACGGCGGCATCCAGCTCGCACAGCGAGTCCTCGATAACCGCCAGCCGCTCCTGTGACGCCATGTCCTGCTCACACATGGCGTCCTCGATCTCCGCGGCGGTCTTTGCCGCCTGTTCTGCCAGCGGGCCGGTCTTGTCGGTCATCCGGTAGTGGCGGTCGATTTCGTACCAGTCATAGCAGCGCCCTTCCGCGTCCTCCGCGCTACGCAGTTTGCGGACAACGCGGAAGCTGTCGGTGATGGTCTGGTCGGGATACTCCCGCTCAAGCTGGTGATAGCCGGTCAGGCTGGTGTGAGCGTCGCCGATGGTCTTGAGGACTTCTGCGCCGCCCTTTGTGCCAAAAACATAGTCCACGTCAGGTTCTCCTTTCTCCGATGCTCTCGGACGACGTGCTTCAGGTCGCGGACGACCCGCTCTCCCCGAAACAGCCATTGATAGAGATGATAATTGTTGCAGTGCCGGAGCTGCCCGAGGCGGGAGAGCAGGCTTGCCGCCGCTCTTGGTGCGATGGGCTTGCCCTTTCGCCTGCGCTTGCGATACCGCGCCAGCGCCCGCTTGATGTGCAGCAGATTCCGCTTGCGGGGGATGGTGTACCCTCTCCCGTACCGGTAGCCTACAGCGTCCGGCAGCCGCCCTTTCGCCCGGGCAAAGCCGCGCCGGGGCGGGGCGAGGGGCGTCTTCGGCTACCTCTTCGCCACCGGGAACACCTGCCAGTCTCCCTTGAGCTTCAGATCGTGGGCGTTCAGCCAGCTCTCCACAAGGATGCGGAGTTTGCGCAGCTTGCGCCTGTTCGGCCCGAAGGTTGTGATGTTGTCCATATACCGGGCGTAATGCTTGCACAGCCCGCTTTCCCGGATGAGCTGGTCGAGGGGCTGTAAGACGGCGTTGGCAAACCACTGGGAAGTGTACGTCCCCAGCTTTACGCCGTCCCGGATGACGCGCCGGATGAGGTCGAGGACGCGGCAGTCCTTGTAGAGCTGCCGCATCCGGGCCATGACGACTTCCGGGGTCAGACTATCGTAAAAGTGGCGGATGTCACCGCAAAACTCGTACTTTGTCCCCTTGCGGTCGTACTTCATCCATCGCTGGATGGCGTTCTTTTCCCGGTGCGGACCGCGCTCCCGGATGGAGCCGCAGCAGTAAAAATCCATTCCCTGCATCATCCTGGGTTGCAAGACCTGGATGAGGGCGTGGTGGACATACTGGTCGGGCCACTGGGCCGGTTCGCTGATGGTTCGCCATTTCCGGGCATTGGCGTCCCACCGCTGGCTGACATGGGGCTTTTTCGGCTCAAAGCCGCCAACGAGTATTCGCCGCAGGTCTTCCACCCGCTGAGCCTTGGTCTCTTCTACCCACGCCGTACAGGTGTTGGGCTTGTAGCCTCTCTTCCAGTGGTGAGTGCGGTTCACTTCGTCGATGGCGCGTAACAGATTATCATCTGAGATTAACGTATCAAAGAGCTTTCCAGCTCTCTTCATGGGATACCCTCCTTTTAGCTGTACGGACGTTCCAGCGCCCCTTGCGGGGTGTACTAGCCCGCTCCCAAAATGCCTATCTTCACCGTGGGGTGTGCGGCTGTCTGTGCCAAAATATATGAGGTTGGAAATATCAAAAAGGAAGCGGCAGCCGATGTTCCCGTTATAGTTCGACGCGGCGTTGTAGTTGACGTAGAACAAACCATAGTTGGAGTTGTGGCTATAGTTACCACCGACGTAGAGGCACGGGTACGACGAGCTGAAGTCCCAGTAATCGCACGAGGCCTGAGAACAAAAAAACACCGGCAATGCACAGACAGTCCCATATAAAGTTCAGCGCCTTACGGCGCGGTTATCTGCGGGGGCTGCGGCCCCCTCAGACCTGTCTCTTATACACATCTCCGAGCCCA